AGGGGGAATAAAACCACAAAAGTTGTTTTAGAATTAAAATTAAAAAACATAACGGAGGTTTAAAACAACAAAATAAAAAGGAAAAACATAAAATAATCGAAAACCAAAAAATTATAAAAAAAATAAACAAAAACAAAACGACTTACTCTTGTAAGCTTTTGTACTGTCCTAGTACTAAGCCTACATTGTAAGTCATTAAATTAAAGGAGAATAGTCTCATGTATTTGTCACGGTTGCGTCAACGTCATTCCACGCACAAAGGTTGTAGTCGATTTCAAGTTACCAACGGTACGGGAGGTTTAGACCTCCTCTATACTTCGGCATACGAGAATATCGGCGAAAGCCAAGTAGTTCTAGATCATAGAACCAAAGGCTATAGACCCGGCAGGATAGCGTTGCACGATTGTGATATGAGAAAAGTTGTAGCAGTTTCATCGCCGACCGAAGTAAGCTGGTCGGGTAAGTATGGTGCGATTGTTGCAGCCCACGTTTATGGTGATTGTCTCTGTCATGCATGGGCACCAGCGAATACTACCTCCAGTTTGATCTGGGATAGTTCATTGGAAGCTCAAGCATTGCAGGCGGCTTATGCCGATTATACGACACCGCAGTTGGACGTGGGAATGATGTTGGCGGAAGGGGCGTCGACGTTACGTCTCCTTGGAAGTCCCTTTAAAAGCCTGGCCAAATTAGGTGCCCAATTTTGTAAGGGTATACCGAAAAAGTCAGGTGGAAGACAGCGTCTCATTGATTTCGTCTCGGATAAATGGCTAGAATACCGTTATGGTGTTCTGCCGTTATTGTCCGATATAGATGGAATACGATCGCAGTTCAACGCGAAAGTAACAACGAGACCTCCTTTCTTCCGTACGCAAGGGCATGCCAAAACCGAGTACAGCAATACAGTTATGCTGGCTGGGTATCAAACCATAGGATATTTCCGTCTTTATAGGCTAAAAACGACCTACCATAAGCAACAGGCTAACGCCGTTTGCTATTGGAGAAGTCGCTATAATGACAGAAATGGGTTTGGTGCAGGCATATACGACATTCCTAATTTAGTTTGGGAACTAGTACCGTACAGTTTTGTTTTTGATTGGTTTGTTGATGTCGGGGGATGGTTGAGAACAATCCAGCCACACCCTACAACTGAATACCTGGGAAACTCCGTCAGTCAGAAATGCATTGACGAGACCCATATAACTCTTGACCACGCTGAGATAAGTCTCACTGGCAAGAAAGGTATTACAGTTCAGTCAGAAGGTTCGTACACGGAAACGCGTACGGCGCTGATGCGACAAACAAACCGCGAGATTCCCACAGGCCCCTTAGTCTCACCCTTGTTCGACGTTGAAAATATCCAACATGTGTTGGATGGCGTCGCTCTAGGATATGGTGCTGCAAAACGTAGCTGGCCGAAGCCTCCGCGGGGTCTCCCCCGTAAGGTTATTCCGGCAACTATAACTAGAGGTCTTAATAAAATTCTATAGAAGGAACCGTGCTATGAGTATGAATAACTCAAGTTTGCTGTTCGGTGGTACCGTTGGAGTAACCGGCGGAACTGCCAAGACGTTTAAAATCGATGGCCAAAAAGTTAATAACGGCATTCATCTGGTGGAGACTGCACCCGCAGACTATCGCCTGGCGGATGGTGTTATTGCGACGGCAAAACAATCAGTGTACAACAATTCAACCGGAGAATTCTCCAAGTTTGCGCGTAGTACAAAATTGATCCGTCCTGTCATCTTAGCAAGTGGAAAGCTGGTCTTTCGTAGTGTACTTGTCAGCATTGAGGATCACCCTGAAATTTCTGCAGCAGATCAATTAAAGCTGCGTCAAGATGGGTTACTCCTCGGCTTTGATTCGGATTATTCCGATCTTTGGACAATTGGTACACTAGAATGATTTCGCCACTGTTTTGTAAGATTGCAATACTTTCAGCAATCCTTTTCAACGCGGTGGTCGAGATAATTAAGCTTTACTTTTATTAGGGCGGAATTTCTCTGCCCTTACGCTTGCTGTATCTACAATTGGTGAAAACTATGTCAGATATTAAAAACAGGAGATCCCGAAAGGATTACTCCTCGGATGTGTTCATGCGTAAGCTGTGGAACAATCTAGTTAAGGATTTTAGAACCGTTACTTCGCCAGATTTTTGCAAGTCCCAAGAAAGATCTTTAAGGGATGGTATTAAACAATACCGGCAAAAGGCCTGGCCGTCAGCGATGCACCTGCCTACCTTTATTTTCAAAAGGCAGTATCAAATGCAGTCGCTATTCAAACGGTACAGATTCGATCAAGATTTATACAACGGAACGGAACTAGATGAGCTTACTGATAGTAAGTTTGTCAAATGCCAAGTACGACTTGCTTCAACGCCCTTGAACTTGGGTTCGTCAATGCGTGGTTTATCCACACTTGATGTTATCCAAAGGGCACGACATATTATTTCCAGAATATTAGGAGACTATGATGTCGAGGAGCATTTGAGTCTTTGTCGGTTTGGGAAACGTGCATCGGTTGGCTGTTCGGCCGCATCTTCATATATCGATTTGAAGCTTACAGCAAAGCAGTTGACTGGATCGCATGACCACATAAAATGGATGAGAACCGTTTACCTGCCACAGGACCAAATCCTAGCGGGTCTTCTCACACAGCGCGCCGACAACGGCACCATGTGGGAGGTATGTGAATCCTTAAAGCAAACTAACGTAGCAAAGTCTTACAAGTCCTATCGCGGCATCTGTCCCAATACGTTGATTGGGTCGTTTTACACCTATGGTCTTGGTAGAGTTTTCCAAGATCGGCTCGAAGCTGAGGGCTTGGACATCCGATTTTTACAGGATGAACACAAGTTCTTGGCTCGGGCTGCAAGTGTAGATCGCAAGAAGGCTACAACAGACCTTTCTGAGGCGAGTAATAGCTTTTATGCGGATGTCGTGAATATGTTGCTTCCACGTAAGTGGTACAAAGTTACAAAATTGGGCAGGTTAGATAGAGTCGATTTACCTACCGTAAAGGATGTCAAGTTAGCGTCCTTTATGACGATGGGGATTGGTTTTACCTTTCCGTTACAGACTTTGCTCTTTTATGGTCTTTTACAGGCCATAAGAGAACTGCTCCACCTGAA